ACCCCAGGTCACTGCGCCAGAAGCGGCAAGTGCTGAAGTAGAGAAGGTCAGCATTCCTACCTGATACAGGTAGTAAGCAACGGAAGGGTGAACAACCAGGATGTCCAACTCTTCACCGCGTTCACCCAGTTTGGAACGGGCTTCAGCAACGGTTGCAGCAGTCAGATAGTTGGCTTCGCCGGTAGCACCGTTAGTACCAAGCTGCTTCTGAAGGCGGTGAGCATTAAGAGCAGTGTGGAACAAACCAGTCAACTGCTCAAACAGACGTGCGCTGTTCAGCTTGTTGATGGCATCTGCCAACTGGTTACGGATGTGAAGCATTGGATCTTCGCCAGCGGCCAAAATCGCAATGTCATCCACGGCGTAGGCAAAACCACGGTGAACGATAGAGGCAATTTGCGTGCCAGTACCGATTTTCTGTGGAGTTAGGTAGCCAGCAGAGCTAGTGCCCCATGAAGCTGTACCGTCCATGACTTCCTCTGTAGGAGACACGGGGTTGAACTCAGGAACTTGAATGCGAGTACCGCCTTCTCGTGCATCAAGAAGAGCGTTACGAACAACAGCGCCAGACTTGAGGAACAAGCTGCGCTCTTTGATGGCCTCAGACACATAGGTGCTGAGGTTATTCCTCTTGACGATGTCCGCGAGTAGGACACCGCCGGAATAATTCTGAAATGGAGCAGCCATTTCCTATCTAGGGATAAAGTTTGCGGGGATCAAGTCACGGACTTGGATTGGTGTCCCACGGGGACTACTTACCGGCCTCTCGCCTGAGCACTGCTGCAAGTTCAGGGTCGGTATTGTCCAAGGCCATTTGCCTTGTTAAGTTAATACTACCTTCTGCCCAAGGGTTTGCGATACCCGCAGCATTAGCAGTGCTCAAATTAGGCTTTGCTCCCATGCCAGATGCACTGCTTGGTTTGAACTGATGCTCCCAACCAGAACCAGGATTCTTTAGCTTCGCAAGATAAACATTGATGTCTTGCTCGATGCCACCATCCAGCACAACAACCTTGCCAGAATCTGACTTCTTCAAATTCTTTTGCATCAGCTGAAGAAGCTGCTCAGCATTCACCGCTCCAGCTTGGCTAATTGCAGACAACGCAGAAGTCTGCATTGCAGCAGTCTCTTTGGATGTTCGTTCTTCAACCAGTTGACGTTCCAGAGCTGCAATGCGCTGATCCTTCTCTTGGCCTGTTTGATTTGCTTCTTCCCAAAGGTCTTTCCATTGGCCTTGATCTTCTAGCGTTTTTTGACGAGCGTCTTTTTGTTTTTTGTAAACGTCGTCAAGTTTGCCTTTTACGCCTTGGAATTTCTCCTCAGCCTCTAGAGCACGAGTTTTTAATGACTCAAGTTGTTGCTCATACTGAGCTTGAGTTGTAGAAACATCAATCTCTACATTGCCGTCAACAGCAACCACGGGCTGCTCAGGAGACACCACGGGTGTTTCCTGGATGACTTGTTCTTCCATTATCAAGAATTAGTAGACTCTCCTACTTTACAAGCTTTTGCTTTTTTAGTTGTTTTTGGTTTTTCAGCAGCCTTAGGTGCAGCAGGTGGTGTTGCTGTTCTTTCAGATGCAGGATCCCAAGAGTCAACCATTTCCCACTTGTAAGAGCCGTCTGACTGCAAAACCTTGTCAATTGACTTGGCCATGGGGCTAAATAATTATTGCTCCTTCACTGTAGCTCTGATGGCTCTTCTTGCGATTCCGCTGCTTTAGGTAAAATTTCGCCCTGAACCAGCATTTCACGGAACTCACCACGATCAATAACTTCGCTTTCAAGAAGCTGACCCATTGCAGTGATGTCTTGGCCAATCAAACGCTGAAGATCAAAGTCACGACTGATCTTGACTTCAGGTGGCTCAATGCCAAGATAATTTGCAGCTAAGTCATAGGATTTCTGAAGACCAGACTCCAAGTCCATTGAAACCATTGCCAGCATCGAGTTGGTGTCGATACGATCCAAGCGGCGGGCATCGGCAGATTCGGCTACATGCTTTTGTTGGCTAAGAGTGCTAATACCTAGGCTGCTCATTTGTTGCTGTAGCTCTTGCACTTCAGCTGATTGAGCCTCAAATGCGCTAGACGCTGGCTCAACGTAATAAACCTTGTTGCCAGGTTGTGTTGCCATTGCGTAATTAACGCTAATAGCTATGTCCTTGGTTTGATCGTCCCAGCCTTCCATAACTAACATTGGCTGGCTTGCAATATGTAAACTATGGATTAGATCGGCTTGGCGTTGGAAGTGAGCTAAGTTCAGGTATGCAATATCTAGGAGGGGTGGACGACTAGACATTGTTTCAACTTTATTTGCATAAACTGTTACCAAAGGAATGCCTTCTAGGTCAAAAGCACCTTGCTCAACAATCTCGTACTCTCCTCCAGCAGTTGCGGTTTGGTCGTACGAACCAGGGTACGCGGCACTTCCTTGTAGCTGATTTTCTTGCTGGTCTCGTCGATAGATGCGGTAGCGACCTGGCTCAATCACACGCACTTGATCATATACTTTTTCACCAAAATCACCGTCAGGTACAACTGCTTTCTCTGCAATCCGCACTTGAGTTAAGCTGCCATAATTTGAGTCGCGATCTAATCGCCATCCATAAATATTCTTTGGCTCGATTTCAATCCAATACGGTCTACGATTTAATGCTCGCTCTTCAGCAAGAGTCCTTGCATCGGTAGGTGCTGGAAAGTCAACTAAAGTATGGCAATGACCGTAAGTTAAAGCGCAAATGGCTTGACGGCGGGCGTACTCATCAATATCCGATCCACAGCCATCAACATTCTTGTTAAAGACATCGGTCCAATAAGGATCGCCTTCGATGCTGATTGGTTTGCGAAGGATTAGACCAGCAGCTGCTCGAATCAGGCGCTGTGTGTACGGTGAAAATACGGCTCTATTGACACGCGCCAAATAAGCAGAATAATCTTCGCGGGGTTCTAGTGGAAGGAAGGTTTCGCTATTTTCGCGTAGATATTCGGTGCCGTTTGTCACGGCTGTCATGATCTCCCAGCCTTTCATTTGATCGATCACCGCTTTGGTGCGAACAAATGGACTATCAACGCTTCCTAGATAAGAAGAGCTGACGAGATGGGTGCGTACCGAGCCAGGGACGGAGTAAGTCATGTCACCATTTCACGCGATTGGCCCAGTAAGCAGGGGAAAGCTTGCCACGCTTTATGTTGGCTGCGTGGCGAGCCTTAAACGATTCACGACGACGCTTTGCTGCTACAGATTCCCCTTCACGTTTTGGTGAGCCACTGACTCCCTGTTGTCCGAATCGGAGTAACCGAACCTTGTCCCCTTCCTTTACCAAAACGGCATGGGATTTTGTCGGGTGGCTCGGAGTACGTTTAGGTTTGTTGTAGCCAGCGAAGCGTTCGCCGCGATATTCAACCATCAGATCAACCTTTACTCAAGGTTGCTGGTGATTGCTCCGCTGGTGATGAAGTTGCAAGTTGCAACGACAAGATCACCGGCAGTAGATCCAATATCCATGCTGGTAACAATTCCCTTAAAACTCACTGAATCAGTACCGCTTGTTGTTCCTTTAGTGAACAACTCAAAGGTTGCGTCTGCTGGATCAGCAGCCGTAACAATGTCCTCAATAAAGGTAGGTTGACCAGTTGCGTCAGGGTCATAGACAAGCTCAACCGTGCCAGAGCCAGAGATCATGCTTCCGACATTGGAACGGAAGGTGTCACCCTGCTTGGTGGTGTCAAGTGTGTCCTTTGTGATGCTGAGTGACCAGCTACGAGTGCCAACGATTGTTGCGTTGCCACTGCCAGTGGGAGCAAATTGAACAGCGCCCTCTTCTCCTCGAATAACAGCCATTGGTAGACATAGGAAGGTTCTATGCCTAACAGTCTAACTGCTTAACTGCGACAAGCTACGACCAGATCTTCAATTACTTTCGACTTCCCGACGCTTTGCGGCTCGGTTTTTTTGCAGTTTTCTCAGCTTTCTTAAACGCTTTCGCGGTTGGAGCGCCTTTAGCGCCTGGTTTACGCATCTTTTCGCCAGAGCCCGCCTTGATTCGATCACGTTTTGCCTTGATATTGGCGTACAAACCACGCTTTTTTGCTGGTTTTTTCTTGGCTGCCATACCGTAAGCCATATCAAGACCTTTAGTCTCCTTATTCTAGGTCAATTGCGGATCGCACTCAAGCACAACCTTTTTACCTTTATGCTCCTCGCTCCATCGGGGATGGTATTTAATTACTATTGTGCTTGACAAGATGTCTTCAGGCGGCTGGATCGTCCTAAACTTCTTGCCGCACTTACCGCAAACACGGAATCGCACCACGTCATCATCTTGTGATGTATAAGTAACCACTACTTTTGTATCCTCCGACCCACAAGCAGGGCACGGCGTTCCTTTTAATCGCTTCATTTCAGTACAACCGATGAGAAGTAGTGCCCATAGTCTCGGGCTTGGCTAAATTAAACTGTTGTAAAACTAAATACCCGAAGGCGTCAAAAGCGTGGTCCACTCCTAAGTTTTTGTTGGGTAGGCCGGTGTTAGGTGTGTAGGTTAGCGTCCTTAAATCTTTGATTAGCTGTTTGCAACGTGGGTGAATTACAGTTCTTCGCGCTCCAGCAGCATCGAATAATGCGGTGTTTACTGCTGTGATTTTGTCGCGGATTTTCCAGGGTGCTTTTGGTGATTGAACGTTGAAGCCGCTGCGGCGCAAAATAGTGTGGTCCGTTACGCCGATGCCGGAAGTTTTTCTTGCGCCACCTGTTGGGTCCGGGCACGCGATTACTCGACGGTCCACGCCGTAGCGGCGGGTTACTTCTTCTGCAAAGTCCCAGGTTGTTGCTCCGCCGCGAAGCATGATTTCGTCGAAGACGTACAGGGTGCCGTTGTCTTTTACGGCGCAGATGCCAGACATTGGGTCAACGTTAAAGTCAACGCCTAGTAGTAAGGGCAGTATTTTGATGTCCTTGGCTTCGGTGGATATGTTTTCGTCGCTGAAACTTACAGCGACTAGACCCGTTAGGTTCTCGAAGCTGGCTTCAAATTCTTGGCGGAACGTACGAGAGTCGAGTTGGGTTCGGGCTGCTTCGACCTCATGTGCGGGAACATTGCCACCTTCGATTGTTGTGTAGCACCAGCGGATCCAGTCGCCTGTTTTGTCCTCTTCGCAATAGCACCACAAGTCGTAGAACCAGCTGGCCGTTCCATCCGGGGTGGAGATGAAGAGTGCCCAGCCTTGTTTGTCCGCTAAAGCGGGGCGGATTACCTCGAACCAGACTTCTGATTCCATGAAGGCGGCTTCGTCTAGGACTACTCCTGCTAAAGAACGGCCACGCAGTGCCATTGCATTTTCTGTGCCTTTTAGTTCGATCGTGGAATCGTTTACAAGATCTAGGCGTAAGTCGGTTTCGTTTTTAGAGCGGATATATTCTTTCGGGATTGTCTTTTTTAACGTTTTCCAGGCGATGTCTTTCGCCATTCGATACGTTGGAGCGCAGTAAAAATAGGTTTCGCCGGGACGTTCCAGGGCTTTGGTGAATAGTTCGATGCAGGAAAGATAGGATTTGCCGAAACGGCGACCTGCGACCAGGATTCGGAACCTTTCTTTGGCGCTAAATACAATGCCTTGGGCAGGGCGAAGGCTTATATCAAGTGTTTTCGCCAAAAGTGGTGTTTACTCGGGTTTTTCGATCCTAACGTGGATCTCGGGCAATGTGCTACTTTCTTGCACTTGGTCACAACCGACCATACGTGCCAGGGAGTCGAGAACGTTGGCAGCTGTTTGTGTTTGGCCTCGCTTTACGGCTGAGTTGTAGAGGCGGGAGCGCATAGAAAATATTCTGGAGGCCATATCTTCGCGTTCGCGCTCAAAATCTTCGCGATTTAGTACCTGGACTGCTTTCCAGTCGCGGAATGCCGTGGCACGTCCCACCTGTTCTTTGCTTGCATGGTCAAGTACCAGCTGGAGAGCGGGTAAGCCTTCTAATTGGCGGCGATATAGGCGGAGAATACGGGCGTCTTGGATGTCCTTCGGATTTTTTGGACCACCGATTCGTTTTACTTCCTTCTCTTCGGGTGTATTTTCGTCCATAACTCGGAAACAACCTGTGCAGCCACAATAGCAACATGTAAGGCTAAATATAGGGTCTCTTTTATTTTGGGGTGTAGCACATAACAAGTGTGTTTTCTGACCCCTGCCCCCGGGTAGCACAGTACATAGGTTTGGCAGTATTTATTTAAGTCCCCCGCAGGACCTTAAAGAAATATAAAGATCGCAATACCACCCCCATAGCCGAGTACATTGTGCTATACTATATACATGAGGAGGGAAGAGCGATCCAGCTCACCTCTTCCACAATGTGAGCAAGTCGAACCGGGTCAGCCTCCGTGCGCCGCTAGCTTCTGATGCACTAAATACTCTGGCTTAGCCAGCGGATGCTTCTCCCGTGACGAGACAGCCTCGCCAGTGCTGGCGCGTGAAATAAGCACCTAGAAAACTTCGCATCTACCCAAAATGCAACACTCAACAGCGCACACTTTCAAGATCCAGCAATCCTGCTCGGTGAAGCTTTACTCAAGCAGCTACCGAGACACCGCTGAAATTGAAATCCGCGATACCGACTCCTCAAATAAGATCACGTTAGAGGGTCTTACCATTGCGCAACTGCAAGAGGGAGTCGTCGAGTACGTCAAATCTCTCGGGTATCGCAAAGAAGACGAAGAAGCGCAGAAGTTCCTGTCAAAGCTATCCAGTGAGTTGGTCAAAGCCACTCATCAGGAGGTGACACAGTGAGACATCAAGTCGCACGCTGGCAGGGCATTTCATCAGGCTGGGTTGCCAGTCACGGTGGGAGGCCACGAACCAGAGAGCAGGCTGAGTTATTCGCTCGGCTCTGCCGTGCCGTTGACGGTGACCGTTACCTCTTCAAAGTGGTGACACTCCCGATTGAACTTCCTTCCTTCGTCTAATCAAACGCCCCAGGGTTAACGCTCTGGGGCTTTCTTTTATTTAAAAATGTCACTAACACCTAAACAGCAGTTAGATTACATTTCAGCAGAACTAAAACGCTGTGATGAGTATTTAACAACCCTATGGCACGAGGACAGCAGACGCGAGGTTAAAGGCCGACGTAAAGCGGTGCTAGACCTAGGACACAAAATAGCGGCTGACTCATCTATCTCTTTTGAGTGGCCAGACGAGCCATGTCATCCACGGCTTGCCAAGCTGTGAAAACAAAACGCCCCCAATATGGGGGCTTTTTAATGTCATCTGTAGTTGATCTGAATGTAATCGAAAACAGCGCCCCACACTTCAGTAGGGGGATATTGGCCAGCACAGTAGTCAACACTATCAGCCGTGACCATTAAGCGGCCATTGCCTGATTGGCCGACAGGTAGTGCTTGATCAGCTAACCAGCCATAACGGACCATAACCTTTTTACGGGCGTTGTCACGGCGGCTCTTGTCCTGACGCCAGTAATACACACTGTCTCTGCCTCCTGCGTAGTTCACAAACTCGATGCGAGCTTGAGACTTTGCATAGACGAACAGGTCGGAGAATGTTTTGAGTGAGTCGGTCATGAGTCGGGTTGCGGTGTTGGTTGAACTGATGCTACTGTAGCAGAGTAGAAAGCATAATCAACCAATGAGCCAACACGTTCTAAGAATCGAGGAGGCAGACGTGATCAGCAGATCGGACCAACACGGAGTAGTTCAGCTTCGCGTCACCGCCATTGTTGACGACATGGTGCAAACGAGTCCGGCTGTCATCTATCCGCCAGACATCGCAGAGCCTGCCCAATTCGGACCAGCTCGCTGCTGGGCAGACATCACGGTTTGCTTAGACGACGTTCAGTGGGAGATAGTTGAATGATTTACCACGCCACTCCATTTTCATCCCTGAAAGTTGGAGATGAATTTTTTTGGGGCAGTCCTTACTTTGAACAGCAAAACTGGGGCAAGAAACGTTCCACAAGAACAGCAGATTTCAGGCCACGGATTTTAGGCACACTTAGCCAGCACACTCGCTGGAGCTACTGGGGTGCCAATGAATTGGTTTACGTCCCAACACCAGCAAAACTCAAATGAAACGGACCAGTCAACAACGAGACGCACAACTAGCGGAAGCGAAGCGACTTCTAGACATGGGCCTGCAAACTGCTGACGTTGCTGCAACGCTCCAACGTGACTATGGCATCAGCAGAGCGACAGCCTACCGAGACTGCGAATCTGCTGACCTTGAACGCTTTGCAGAAGATGGCAGCATCGACGCCGACTCCGTACCAGGGATCAGCTTTGAAGACCGAGACGCATTGATGCGGATGACGCGCCAACTGTTAATCACGGCTTTTAAAGCTGGCAACGTTGCAGACTATGCACGTCTAGTCCGTGAATACGAAAGACTCGCCCGTATGGGTGGTTTGTCTCAAATAACCTGAGATTTTGTCTCATCGAATTAAATTGATCCACGCTCCAGCTAAACACCCGAAAACCGTAACCCCACCTCAAATGACTATCCCCAGCACATGCTTCATCGACTGGATTGAACAGCAACCAGAACGTATTGCTATTCATGCATCCATCGAAAAGCTTTCACAGGAATATCGTCGTCATGATATTGACGCGCACCAGGCACTACTAAAAGCTATGTCTATGTTTGGTGCTGCTGAAAAACTTGAAGATGGCAAAACTGAATATGAAATTTGCTCTGATGAAGAAGACCGTTTAATGACAAAAATCTATGGGATCTGCCCAGAGACAATGGTCGCTGGGTATAAAGACGTGGTCAGTACGCTGTTGCTTGAAGCTTATGAGCAAGCCGGTATTGCCTCTGAGCTATTCAACGCTGCACGTTCCAAGGAAAAGGAATGGATCACTGCTCGCAAAAACCTTGTAGCCCAAATGGATGAGCTAAAGCCCCGCTTTGAAGCGTGTACCTTGACGTGCCAATAGAAACAGAAGAAGTCCGAACGAAGCTCAACACCATGCAACTCACAGACACTGAACTATCCCTGCTTGCTGACTCTATTTTCTGGGAAATGTCATTCCTAGAAAAGAAAGGCTGGCATACGTGCCAACGAGCAGCCATTCTCACAGATCTACAAAACCGCATCCACGCTTACTTGGACAACCAAAATGCAACTCGCTGAAATCAAAGCCGCTGTACTAGCGGGCAAAACAGTTCACTGGGCGTCCCATGCCTACGCTGTTGTCTACGCTCCACAGATAGATGATTTTCTGATTAAGTGCTTACTTAATGACACTTGTATTGGGTTGACTTGGCAAGATGAGGTGACAATGAACGGCAAGCCGAGCCAGTTCTTTATACCGTTCCAGAAAGGATGGAAGCCTGTGACAACACGTTCCAGGGGTAAGCAACGGGGAACGTTTATCAAATGCCCGCAGTGTGGTCACATTGGACGTGTCTACCACTTTGCGTGGTCTGCTCTGACGTGCCAGGGTTGTAAGCAAAGGGTTGATAAGTACGACTGGGAGCAGGAAGCTTGATGGCTTTCCTATCCGATACAGGGCGAGAGTTCCTAGCGAACCAGCCAGACGCACCAGGTCTTACTCAAAAGGCACACGATGATTTGATGAAACAGCTCCAGCACTTTGAAAGCTGGAGTCGTCGAAAAACAATGGCGGAAATGGCTGCTATCGATGGACGTTCCAGGGATGCCCTAATTAATGAAGCTATCGATGAATGGCTAGCCAAGCACGCAGAAAGCTATTGGCAACGCGAAGCTGAAATGCAAGAACATCTGGATGCCATTAAAGCACTCAAGTTCCAGGGTTAAAACGTTCCACTCTTTTTTCTTTCTCATGACGTACCACTACCGACCAACGCAAATAAGTGACTTCAAAAGATTAGAAAACATCTTGAAAGAGCTTGAAGCTATTGTTAGACGCGAAGACAAGCGTCATTTAATGGACCAGCATTTAATGATTAGGACTTTAGATGCTTTAAAGTATGAGATCATTCCACTGATCGATGACGAAGTAAATTACGATCCAACACCGTAACCGTATGAAGCCCGAACAATTCCACGTTCCAGGGACACTCTTTGTTGAGAGATCTCTACATAAAGATGGACCTTCCCCTATTTATGTAGCCTGGAAACCTAATACTTCTAAAATGTTTTACAACAAAACAAGTCTGTTGAGGTTTTGTGCTTGGCCTAAATCTTTACCCACTGGACAAGCTTTACGTGATTGGTTGGATTCTTTTGATGATCAACCACACGTTCCAGGGAATTAATTATGTATAAGGCCACGCTAGTTGTGTGTCTGCGTTCCATACGTCCTCATCGCTTATATCGATAGGGCGTTCTTTCACGTATGCGGTAAACAGCTGCTTCAAACGTTCCAGGGTCATCCTTAGTTCCTTTGCCTGTTTAGCAACGTTCATCTGTCCTGTGTAGAGACGTTCCAGTGCCTTACTTAGTTCTTTAGGGCTTGCTGGGCCGTATAAAGGCTCATTCTCTCTAACCATTGACACTCCGCCCCACGTAATTCTAACTCACTGAGCAAGCGAACCTGTGGTGCTCCACTGCGTCTAGCTACTACAACCGCTCCACACTTAGGCTTTAATCCAGTCAGGTGCTGCAATCCCAGGGAATACGCTCCAGTCTGACAGATGTAGTTTGACAACATTTCTTCACTGCGGGCATTAACGCTGGTCTTCCAATCAGCGATGCACAGCTTGCCGTCTAGGTCGATTAAGGCATCAGCCGTTCCAGCCCAGCCGCGTGGATCATGAACGGAAAACTCAATGGCATGAATGGCCGTTACGTTCTCTCCGATCCAAGACCGTAGACCTCGGGCGTACCCAGAGGCGCTCCAGGAGACCCTAGGAGCCCCTTGAATGGCTTTCTCGATTGCCCAGGTAGTGATTCCTTTAGGAGCACGTTCCAGGGAGTCATCTCCAGTCCTCCAGCTTCCTCGCTTGTTTGCGCTATTTCTTGCCAGCTTCGCTGCCGTCTTAAGGACATACTCCGCGTGGTTGTGCGCCAAAGTGCCGCGCTCGCAAGCAACATCACGCTCGACGGGAGCAGTAGGACGTTCCAGCCAGCGTTCGAGTGCATCTTTTTGCCATTGGGGTGAGGTTTCTTTGAGAATGTGTGTCACTGATGCGTAAGACACACCAGACTCATCGCGATACACACGGTGCGGACCAGAGTCGTCACGTTCCAGGGTCCAACGGCGTAGACCCGCTAGTGCGTTTTGGGGATCAGTTGCTTGCATCAACCAAATCCATTTGATGTCTGAGCCAAGCTTTCTGTAGCTGGTGAGCTTTGGGTTCTATCAAGTGATAGGAGCTAACAACCCCAGTGATGTTTCCTACTGAAACCGAAACACTGCCGTCTTCCAAAATTGTGGTGATCGTCTCAGGTAAGGGTTTTTCGTAGTGACGATCTGACATTGATTTATTAAAGCTGCTTGAGTCTAAACAATAAAAAAGGGGCGGTTAAGCCCCAGAAACATGTTGTTTTAGTTGGCTTTGAACGGATTGTCTCCGGTCAACAAACGGCTTATGTCAAAACCGCTATCACGCGCTTCGGTCCAGGCAGTTTCGATGTCGTCCTGAGCGCCTTTTTTGCGTGGTGCAGTACGCAAGCTGTAGCGGGTTTCTAAACCGACTCCTTCTTTACCAAGAACAAAGTCCCAGGCAAGTAAGTCGGCGTAGTCCTCCATTTGGCTGACTGAATCCAGTTCGTTGATCAGGCTCTTTTGGCCGAGCTGCATGATCTGAACTGCGCTGGAGTCGTAGCTGTAGACAGGCACAGCGATGGCAAACTTCACCTTTTCGGGTGCAGTGCCGTCACGGTTAAGACGGCGGCTGTAGTCAACGCCCATCTCTTCTTGAATGTCTTCGGGGCTTGGATCTTCTGCGAAACGGAACGGCTTTGTTTTGCCGTCAGCGGTTTCGCCCCAGCACTCGAAAAACTCAAGAGGTTGATCGTCCAGAAGCGCAAAACGGACACTGCCGCCGGACTGGATTTTGGAGGGGTTGAGATAACCACCGCCACTACCGCCAGAAGCGGCAGATTTGTTCTTGTCTGAAATGAATGGCATGTAAAAAGTTGCTGTGGGCGTGTTGCCCGGTGCTTTTTTATTGTAGCAGGTGACGTAGCTCGTCAAGTGCGGTAATATGGAAAAACCCCAGAGCCGGGAATGGCTGCTGGGGCGGTTTGATAGCCGACTTAACACTCTCACTGTAGCAGATGATTCTTACTGATTTTGTTCGCACGTTGCCTAAGACTTGGGCAACCGCTCCGATTTATGCCGCTGGTGTAACCCTTCCTAACGGGAAGATTGCTTGCGGTAAATCACCCTTAGGTCGTGCTTCAAAGGAAAACCTTTCCCCTGAATGCACAGCCAATTACATAAGTGACAGCCCTGAAACGTTCCAGGCAGTCGGTGTTTACAGCGGCACTCGCTCAGGTGGCTTGGTCATCTTTGACGTTGACCGCAACCTTGGTGCCATTGAGGAGAAGTGGGGCACTGACCTGGAGAAAGCGCCTTGCGTTAGGTCAACTAAGAAGAACGCGGCAAAGTTTTTGTTTGTCGTTCCAGAGGATGACCGTTTAAGGGTCGCTTCCATGAGCCACGCTGCCGCACAGCAGGAAGGCTGGGAAGTTCTTTGGGGTGCTCAGGGCGTTTTATGTGGCGCTTACAAGGATCAGGGTGAGTACACGTTCCAGGGTGACCTGAGTGCTCTTCCTGAGGCTCCTGAGTGGCTTCTTGAGCGGATGCGGGAGCAGTACCGCAAGGTCAATCAGAAAGACACTGGCCGGAAGCTACGGGACACGCGCTTTGCTAACCGGTCCAGGGAGGAAAAGATTGCTATTGGGCGGAGTTGCCTGAGTGTTATCGAGCCTCGCGGTGCTTTTAGTGAGCGTTTTTGGTGGGAAATCGGCGCGATGCTTAACAGCGAGCTGCCGAACCAGGATGGTTTGAAGCTCTGGGAAGAGTGGAGCCGTCGTGATAACGAGTATTCGCACGAATGGGAGAGCGGTAAAAATCCCTGTGCTGATCGGTGGGCAGCTGGGTTCCAAGGCGGCGGCTTGGGTTTTGGAAGTTTGATCAACATGGCTGATGCGGCGGACCCCGAACGAAAGCGATTTCAAAGGGACGGTCTTGCACAGCTGGTGGCGGACATCGATGCGACGCCGACGAAGTTCAAGCTCGACTTCCTTGGGCCAGAAGAGTTAGTTGCTCGTGGTCTTGAGATTGAAGAGAACTATGACAACCCGGCTTATGCCGATCAGGCGAAGACCATCCTGGCCAGTGAAGGTGGACGTTCCAGGGAAGGGGCGGCGGCTATTGATCGCTTGATCGATTCGCACCTGACCTTTGAGAGGAATAAGGGCTGTAAACCTGCGGATGTCAACGATTTGGACGACACACCTTTCGAGTACACAATTCCGGGCTTGCTACCTAAGCCTTGGTTGTTGCTTATCCACGCTGATGGCGGCACAGGTAAATCGGCAATGTGTCAGACGCTCTGTAAGCACATCAGCCAAGGGCGGGCGTTCAACGTTCACGGCGGAATGATGGACGTTCCAAGGGCTAAGTGTCTTTGGTTGAACGGTGATCAGAGTGAGCGGATTACGCGCAGACAGTTCAATCTGATTGGCGTGGAGTCAGGCGTTGATGTCATCGCTGAGTGGGATATGCAGTGGTATCGCAGGTTCTGCAAGATCCAGAAGGAGAACGAGTATGGCTTGGTGGTCATTGACAGCCTTGACGGCTGTAACGACTCCAACCCTTATGAGGAGAACCGCAGGGAGTATGCGTTGCCTTTGAAGAGGCTTGCGCGGCGTAATGGCAAGGACTTTCCGGCGTGCTCGATCATCGTGATCCACCACAACAACCGCAATGGTGGGTTCCGGGGAACCAGTGCCATCAAGGCTGCGGTTGATGAAACCTGGAACATGAATAAGCCTGATAACAAGGTTCTGGCTGAATTGGGCCTCACGTTTAACAGCAGGATTGTGACGATTGAAAAGTCCAGGGATGACCGTGAAGGGCAGCGCATGGTCTTCAGCCTGTTGCCTGATTACACGTACAAGATTGAGCCTGTTCCTGAGCCAAAGGAAAACCACCTAAACGGGCCAACCGAGTACATGCTCTCCCTGCTGCGTGAAATGCGGGCAGATAGGAAGCCTTGGTCGATCCAGAGTTTTGTTGATAACGCTGGTGTGGGAGGCGAGCACCGCAAGCGGGCTATCAAGTACAGCCTGGAGAAACTGAATGCACAGGGGTTGATTGAGCGTTGTAACCCTCCCATGGATTTAATGCTTAAAGGACGTGCGCCTAATTACTGGCAGGCGATTGGTGCAAACGTTCCAGGTGGGTTTACTCGTCGCGCACGTGGGGTGTCAGTGGAAGGGTGTGTTAAAAGTCAAACCTCTTCTCCTGGAACGGATATAAACGACAATGCAAATTGTCAAAAGCCTGAAATTGTCAAAAGTCCTAAGGCCCCTGACCTTTTGACAAAACCCGACCTTTTGACAAAGGCGATTGTCGTTAAGAACTCTTCCCCTGGAACGGATAAGGCTTTTGACGCGCCTAATCACAGACATAGGGGGTTGATCAACAATGACGAAAGAGCCGATAGCTGGGACGCTTGGGATTGAGTTATGTACCCCTCACTCTCTGATCCCAGGGCAACAGACAAGCAGCGTTTCCTTCACTGGGAGCGTTGTTTGGTTGGGCTTTGGAACATTCCAGAGCCACCTGTGGGGTGGAAAGAATCTTTGCGTCTTCGAGATGAGCAAGGGTTGACCAAATACCCATAAAGTGCTACATTATTGTATGTATTTACAGACCTATGACCGAAAAACAAGTTCTATGCAGTATTAAGACAGCGCACCATTACGGTGGTGAGTTCTTTCGTAAACTGTCCGAAGCGGCACTGCTAGCTGATCCCCGTAATCGCTCCAGAGTTTTGGGTGCGTTTCCAGAGATCGTGTCTAAATATGGACCCGGTAGTGCTTTTTACAACGAGTACCTTTAATGAAAGAAATTACAGTCCGCATCCCCGAAGAATTTTTAGCCCAGGTAGATAAAGAAGCCGGGTTTAAACATGTGTCTAGGTCTCAGCTTATTCGAGACAGGCTTGTTCCAAAACAAGCTAAAGACGTAGGTAATTACAGTCCCCAAGACTTTCACAGTTTGGTAAGCCTAGTTAGGCGCAGAGTAGGCAATGGCATAGACATAAGACAGTTAGAGAACGTTGTTGCCATTGTTTTTAATGAACTGGCTTCTTAGCTATGTAATACGCTGGTGTTTTAAACAGCGTCACAGGGCTATTAGGAGGTATCCCAGCGTGAGAGTCAATGTTCAGTTCAGCTACTGCAAAACGCTAATGACAGCAGACTGCATTACATACGAGAGGTTAGCTCTTGCGCGTTATACAAGCTATGACCCTGAAAACAGAGTTTTAGCTGTGGAACAAGTAACGTACCAGGATGACGAAGATGGTCATACACAGTTTCAATGTCAGGTTACAGCTGCTCTGAACTTTGGTATTGATGTGGCTGTTATGAGTTTTTACCCTTTAGATCATTTTCCATTCTTGGAACACCTAGTAGCAGAGTAGTGTGCTACACTGGTAAAGCCGCACGACGCTACACATGTCTGCTCAAGTCTTTCACGGAATCCAGCATCTCGACAAGATCGAGACTGCCGCATCAGTTTGCTTCGACACTGAAACGCTCCAGCTACAGCCTGAGCGCGGGAAGTTGAGGTTGCTGCAACTTGGCTCTGGTGCTCGTAATACTGTTGTCCTAATTGATTGCTTTGACCTTGATAAAAGCGAGTGGGTTAAGTTGCGCCGCTTCTTCGGCAGTCCAGTCCGATACTGGCTTGCCCATAACGCTGTGTTTGATCTTGGGTGGTTGCAAGAGCACGCCATCTATCCGCACGGGTGGGTGCGGTGCTCCATGTTGGCCAGCCGACTTCTTACAAACGGGCTGCCTTTCTCGAAGCATGGACTTGCGAACGTCGTCAAACGTTATTTAACTACAGAACTATCTAAAGAACAACAAAGATCTGATTGGAGCGGTGAATTAACGGCTGGACAGTTGGATTATGCCGCTAATGATGTCGTAGCTCTTATGCAATTAGATGAAAAACTGGACCACGAAATAGCTAAGTACAGACTTAGAAAAGCGTACAGTTTGGAGTGCCGTGCGCTACCTGCTATGGCTCAAATGTGGCGCACAGGTTTACCCTGGAACGCCGCTAATTTGCAGCAACGTAAGGAAGATTATCAGGTAGATATAAAAGCCTTAGAGAAAGACTTTATTCTTCAGCTGGATCATGCTCTTCCTGAGGGCAAAAAGTTACCTAGAGACGAAGACGATACTTTTAATTTACGTGCCAAGGATGAGGGTAAGATTCGTGATGGCAGTAAAAGGTACAGAGGTTTCAACCTTAATAGCCCAAAGCAACTGCTGGAAAAATTAAGTGATCTTTTAGGTGAGACACCTAAAGACGCGAACGGTAAACCTAGTGCTTCACGACAGTCTTTACGCGCTTATGCCGCAGACCATGAGGTTATTCAAATTTATCTGGAGTGGAAAAGGGCGGACAAGCGCCGTCAAATGATTAACTCTATCCAAGAGAAAATGGATGCTGATGGTTTTGTACGTGCCAGCTACATGCAGCTTGGTGCGGAATCGGGGAGGATGTCCTGTATTAAACCGAACAACCAGCAAATTCCTCGTGATCCACAGTTTCGTGGGTGCGTAGAAGCGCCGGAAGGTTACCTCTTAGTAGATGCTGATTTTGGTCAGATGGAGCTAAGACTTGCGGCTGCTATTGCGGGTGATGAACGGATGATCTCTGCGTTCCAGCGGGGTGAAGATCTTCACACTGTTACCGCTGAAACTATTGGGTGTAGTAGGCAGATAGCTAAGTCTGCAAACTTTGGTTTGCTTTACGGCTCAGGTGCAAAAGGGCTGCGTAACTATGCCGGTGGCTCAGGCATCACCATGACGTTTGAGCGTGCTGCCAAAATCCGTAAAGATTGGCTGGGTGCTTTTTCTGGGATTGCTGAGTGGCAACAGGAAATGGCAAAGGAGTCACAAAAGACTGAAGGCGATAAATGGGCTGCGACCAGAGTTCCGGTTTCTGGTATGCGGCGGTATTTACAAGGTGATATGAACCGGTTGACTGTTCGGTGCAATACACCGATCCAGGGAGCTGGTGCAGCCATTCTTAAACGCGCCCTTGGCAAGCTTTGGCCCTTGGTGTACGAGGCAGGTGAAGAGATAGTGCGGATTGCAGCCGCAGTGCATGACGAAATTTTGTTGCTGGTGCGTGAAGATGCTGCTGAAGAGTGGGCTGCTCGTCTAAAACAAGTGATGGAGGAAGCTGAAGCCGAGTGGTTGGGAGACATCCCCGCATTGGCTGAGGTTTCCATAGGTAAAACTTGGATGGAAACCCACTGATGATTCGCGTTTATTGCACAGACAAAGGATGGCTCTCTTCCTGTAATAACACAGTAGTATATTACAAGAATTTGCAAGAGGCTATGGATGCCGCTTACAGGAAGGCAAATAGTGATGGAGCGTCTGAAAACAGCGATACGCACCGCTACTACGGGTGACCTTCAACGAGCTGCCATGCTTTTAGAAGGAGCAAAAAAAGTACGGGCAGGCTGTACGAACCAGCGATCTCAGGCTCGTCGTGCTCAAGCAACTGCTTGGGAGAAAAAGACCGATTCTTCTATTACATGGTAGTATAGTTGGAATAATCTAGGCAGTATGGCTCTTCGACACGGCAATAAAACTTACTTTCAAATACTGCTAGATCCCCATCGAGCAGAAATGATCCAAGAAGCCGCAGCAAAAGAAGACAAGAGAGCTACAGCCTGGATAAGAGAAGCTATTTATTCTGAATTAAAAAGATCTAGTCCTACTTCCGTGTATAACGAAGCAATGGCAAAAGATCAAGCAGAATGGAGAAAATCTATTCGTAAACGTGCTGAAGGACGCACTAAACAAAAAGATTGATATATGGAATCTTTCGACACCAAACTTCGCCTTCTTCAAAACGCCAACGACCTTAGAGCTTTCAAACTCCATGAACGCAGGATTGCTCGGCTCTATAACAAATCGCAGAATCTAGACAGAGCCCGATGGATTGCTTTTACTCAAGGCAAGCAAGTTGAGCATCCATCTCGGAAATCCTGGTGACTGCCTGACATAACAGCTTGCGTTGATGCCAGTTCTGCCGCACCAAGCAAGCACATAAACCTTGGATCTCTACAAGGTCTTCGGTGTTATAGATGGAGCGTACTGACCTTTCTAGTGCCAGCTCATCCTCAAGGCTCTGCTGAAAAATCATCCACTGCCACTCTTCCATTAAGCTGCTCCAGGATTTTGCGCTCCTCAGAATAAGGAGGCTGCCTAGCTTGAATGTAGTCATGGAACGCAGGTGCTAGCCAGTCTTGTGGCGGCCAACAGTTATCCCAATTGACCGGTTTGGCGCAATTGACAACAACCGTTGACCAAAAAGCAATTAGATATGACCAGACCACATACAGA